GAATCGGAGCCGAGAGCCTGATACGCCCGTCCACGGGCTTCACCCAGCTCACTCCTCACACCTCCATAAGAGAACGGCACCAATCACCATGAGCACCACGCCAAACGTCAACAACGGCCAGTCATGCAGGTAGGAGCCGCAAGCCGCCAAACCCATACCCAGCCCCGCTGGAGCGCTCGATAACACTGTTCTCATCGCACGCCACCCGTCTCGTAATCCTCAAGACTTTGCAGCGTGATGAGCTTGCGCCCACCCTTCGGCCCTTTACGGATCTGCTTCAATATCCCGTCCTCGATGAGATCATTGATGCTGCGAGCCTGCTTGTAACCCAGACGGTGAGCAGCCTCGGTCTTCGAGATCATTCCCCTAACGCGCGGCTTCATAATCCACCTCCGGCGACAAGGCTTTAATGCCTTCCATGCGTGGTATCTGCAAAACGTCAAGAAATGCCAAGCATTCCAAAAACTTCAGTTGACGTGTGCCGTTTTCAATATTCCAGACAGTGGCTTTTACCCACGAGAAACCGCGCAACCGCATCCGTGCGGCTAAGTTTTCCTGCGATACCGTCCCCCGAAGCCTCTTGACCCGTTTAGCAAGAAGTGGCTCACTTACAACTAATGGATCTCTGTTCTGGTCTGCAGCAAGAAGCGATTTCAGCATCTCGATGGTCTTCTGGATGTTTTCCCTCTCGGAATCCGTGAGCTTCATGCGAGTACCAGGTCTTTCATACCGAGGAACTTGTTGATGAAATACTGCTGGCCCTTACCTGTCACGAGCGTGGTCTTGTTGACGGAGATGAAACCGGAGGAGTGCGTGATGCTGGTTTCCTTCACGAAGAACAAGCCCATCTCCTGCGCGCGCTGGGTCGGAGAGTTATAGTCCCTACCCTGACGACGAATCAAATACCCGTTGTCTCGCAACCATTGGAAGAACCGGTTAGCACCCATGTTCTCCACACCGTTCTGCTTGAGGATCTTCGCCATCTCACCGATGAGAATCTTCGAATCAGAAGCACTCACAGCGTCAGCGAACAACACCTTGGGAGCCTGTGCAGCTAGCTGCTTCTCCTGATCCTCGATGATGCTCTTCGCCTCGATAAAGGCGGCGGCAAGGAGAGCCTTCTTGTCTTGCGGATTACCGTAGGAGCCTGTGCGGCGGATAGTGGGAAGAACATCAGACGTAACCCAATGACGGAACTCCTTCGCCTCCTGCTTATCGCTACGGAAGATAACCTCATAAAGTCCCGACTCATTAACGATGTTGACGACAGTATTAAACCCATGCCCTAACTCAGAGTTAGGGCTGATGTCAGCCTGACTTACGTCACCTTCATCTAGTCGCTGGGCAACTCTTGATGGATTACTCAGCCCAAGAGCGTTACACACATCTGCGAGCACCCACCATGTTTGCCCGGTCTCGTATGTGAGGGTTCGTACCGGTGTACCCTTGAAATCGAAGGGTTTTACTAGACTGTTATTCATTAGTTACCTTTCATTTGGCCTCGCACTGCAATGCGGGGCTTTATTTTTATGGTTATGCGGCCAGGGTCTGTTCCATGAGCGCGGCTGAAGTAATGTCAATCGCTGAATCCCATCCAAGGGACGGCGCTAATTTGTCTAAAACATCGATCTTCCATCCCCATTTCCCTGACATATACGAGCTGAGCACGGAGGGGTTTATCCCTGATTCAGTTGCCGCCTCTCGCTGTGTTTTTTCGATTCGAAGAAGCCTTACCTGAATGGCTTTTGAGATTCGTTCATTACTGTCCATTTTCTTCCTTTATCCTATATGTGATATTTCTATCAACAAGTTCTAACTGTTTAGTTGAATTACATTCATGTTATATCAGATATGTGATTAAGCAATCGCGACACGCCGAAGAGATTATCATATTTGAGATATAATAATTGTCATGAAAGAAAACATGCAGACAAACCGAGCGGTTTCATCCCTCATGAAAGACAAAATGAAAGAAAAAGGAATCACCCAGAATTCAATCGCAAATATGATAGAGAAATCTCAGCCCTATGTGAGCGCGCGAATGTCAAGTCTTGAAAGCTGGTCGATCAATGAACTTGACACCATCGCCCCGCATCTCGGATTCCCAAACTCGCTTGCGCTCATAGCCAGCGCTGCAGGTTACTCAAACATAAAGTAGTAGACTAGTTCACTGCGGTACCTCCTTTCTTGGTGGTGCTCAGCATTTGAAGGCCGGTAGATTCTTCGCGGGATTAGCCGGTCTTCTTTTTTTGCCTTGCCGCTCCACTCCGAGCGACCTATTCGAACATTTGTTCGAATCAGTGATTAAGAATATATGGCACGAGGTAGACGAAACACGAAACGCTATCCACCACAAGGCCTAAACTGAACAAGCTATCAATTTCACGTCCTCACTGGAGAAGACAAATGACAGAACAGACCCCGCAAGCGCAAACACCGACATCACCAACACCAGAACAAACAAAACAGAAAAAACCAATCTACAAAAAATGGTGGTTCTGGGTCATCATCGTGATAGCCGTCATCGCCATCGGAGGTGGAATCGGCAGCCAAGGAGGGAAAACAGAGACACCCGCAGCTTCCACGAGCACCACGACTGACTCCTCCGCAGACGCATCGACGGATACTGCTACGGAAGCCCCTAAAGAAGAAGAGAAACCAGCCGTACCGGCCGAATACACGTCAGCACTAGCAAAAGCCAAGCAATACAGCGACATGATGCACATGAGCAAGCAGGGCATCCTCGATCAGCTCACCTCCGAGAATGGTGAAAAATTCAGTGCGGAAGCAGGCCAATACGCCGTCGACAACCTCCAGACCGACTACAACAGGAACGCATTGGAGAAAGCGAAGCAATACCAGTCCCAAATGAACATGAGCCCTGCAGCGATCCAAGACCAACTCACCTCAGCCAACGGCGAGAAATTCACCCCAGAGGAAGCCGCGTACGCAATCCAGCATCTCAACGACTAACCTCCCAAACGCAGAAAAGACCCCGATACGGCATCTGAAATCGATGCCGTATCGGGGTCTTTGTTTATGCATTGAGTGTGGCGAGTAATACATGCTGCACCGTCTCGGCAGGCAATGCGGCCAATATTTGCTTCTTCTGTTCTTCGCTCATTGTTGCGAGCGCGGCGCCTATCGCTTCTGGTTGCATGGCTGTTAATAAGCCTATGAGTGGTGAGCTGTCGGCGCGCGGAGTGGATTCCCCTGCTGTTTCTGGTTGTGCTTCTGTTTTCGCTTCGTGGGTTTGGTTGAGGCTGTCCATCACCTTGTCGAGGTGCTGCTGGCTGATTTGTTGGTATATTCCTACCGTGGCTAATGTCTCATGCCCTGCGATGTCCCTCAATTCGGAGAGGGTGGCCCCATGGGCGGCGAAGGTTGTCAACGCGGTGTGCCGCAGGTCATGGAACGTGCCGCCTAACGCGTCCACTCTCGGAGCGGCTTTGCGCGCTTTCAGATAAGCGTTGCGTAATGATTGCGGGGCCACGTTCTTCCCTCGTTCGGTCGTGAGAATATACGCGTCCTTCTTCTCTCCGACGTATTCCTCAAGATGCTCTTCCAAGCGGTCGAACGCGCGTTTGCTGAGAGGGACGAACCTCTTGCCCTTCTCGCTTTTCGGGGGGCCGAGAACGATTTTGCGCGGGACCCCTTTGGATTTGATTTCCTTGAGGGCATGGTTGATGTAGATGCCCTGTTTCTCTTTGCTGACGTCCTGGCGTTGCGCCCCGCAGATCTCGCCCTCCCTCAGCCCGCCGTCTCCTGCGAGATCGATGGAGATGGCCAAGCGTGGTTGCATGGCGGCACGAATCAGCTCCCGCTCCTCGTCGGTGCTGATGACGTACTCATGCTTGACCTTCACTTTTTTGGGTTTGACGGTTACCGGCAGTGAGGATATGAGGGCTTCGGTCCCGTCCTCACCGTTACTAGCTGCTGTGCGCAACACGGATTTGAGGACGCTGAGCGAGTTTTTCCTGACCGTCGCCCCGACTCCGTTTTTCATGGGGAAATTCTCGTACCAGTTGCGGATGTCCTGCGGCGTGATGGAGGAAAGAGTCTTGCTGCCGATTACCGGAAAAACATAGGTCTGCATGAGATCGAGGTATTTTGCCTTTGTGGCTGCGCTGAGGGGGTCGCCGTCGGGCTTGCGACGCTCTTGCACCCACTTGCCGTAATACTCCTCGAACGTCTCCGTGGACGCCTTTTTCTCGGCTCTGACCTTGCGTTCCGGCTTCCACACGCCCGCCCTGATGGCGTTCTGCGCGGCGTTCAGCCATGCCACAAGATCGTCCTCGTACTGGGGGGCCACGGTCTTCGTCTGGTATTTGGGCAAAGTGGGGTCGGCGGCCAATGCTGCGGCGGGAGTTTGGTATCTCGCCCGCTTATAGGCGTGTCCCCCGAGGGTGTAATCGCCGATGGAGCCGAAGCTTCTGCGCTTCGTTTTTTTCTTCGCCATGTCCGTTAGTACACATCTTTCGAATTCGTTAGTACATTAATTAGTACATAACTATCGCACTTTTTTGCAGTCAAACGCAATCTCGCGCAACCTTGAAAACCATCGGACACCACCGCTTGCACCTACTGCCGACTCGTAAAACGGCATGAAAAAAGGGTTTTGACGACTAGCGCCAAAACCCCAAATGCGGAGCGGGGGGGATTCCGCACGCACCATACAGAACACCTACTGAAACCTAGCGAATGCGACACCATGAGAATCCGTTAGTACCTTCGTTAGTACCTAACTCCCCGCGGTCGTCCACTTATCCACAATTCAGGGCCTTCCGGAAACCGTTCTTCTATATATATGTCACCATTCATTTATGACTGCTTATATAGAGGTGCATCACCCTGAAATAGAGATCCCGCCGAACACTATCATCTGCTGGTGGTACCCGGATATGGATGTGATCGAGGAGGCCGTCTAGCCCCTCCCCCATTTGCGTTCGAGGGTACGTATCTGGGCTGGTGTGGGATCGTCGCGGAGTGATTCGATGTCTTTGAGCGCCCACGCCCTCATGCCGGCAGAGCTGTGGGCTTTCACGTCGATGAGGTAGCCGAGGAGCACGAGGCGACGATGCTCCATGCTCGCGGAGGGTTGTTCGCGGCTGTGGTGGTACTCACCAGCACCAGATTGAGAAATCATGCAGCATATCGTAGTAGGTTCCCTAAGAGATATGATGCATGTATGAACAGGGACGAGCAGTTCCACAAAGCAGTGGATGATGTGCTGTCTGCCTATACGGTTGATGGTCCAGTTGCTCGAATCACGCAAGAGCAACGCCAGATACTTCATTCCGATTGGTCACCATTAGCGAAAGCGCCAGATGAGTTGGTGAAAGTCAGCAGGAATGATTCTGAGAAATAAAAGATTAGAGATTAGAATAAGAGTTTTTTATCACGATATATACGAGTTATCACAGAAGCTTCTCGTAGCGTCTCTTATATAGTTTTGGCTTGGATACAGCTCACAGAGAACAATTTGTTAATACATCGATATAAGCGTATGTTATTATTTTTATATAAATGACCTGGGTTCCGAACAGTCACCCGCTGGTGCGCGTTCTCCCTACAAGAGATAGGGGCTCAGGTCATTACTTATCTCTGTCCGCTCTGGAAAAACCACCAATGTCCTTTTTCTCCCCAAGTCTTGTGCCTAAAAATATCGACATGAGCATAGGAAGATGGACTTCCCTTCTCAAACATTGCGTGGATTGCTCCGGCTGTCATATCTGCGAGCTGGACCAACGGACTTTTCTTCGAATCTACGAATTCAACTGATCTGAGAGTTCCTGGACACTCACCATTTACCATGTGCATGAAATAGTCCTGATCGCTACCACCGAAAGAACGATTGTCTTTCCCATCAACCACCAGCACAGCATCCCGGAGATATCCCTTGCTGTGAGTAAGCAGCATTCTTATCAAATATGCTTTGAGATTGTTGGGATTTTCTTTGAGGTATTCGCTATACAGCTGCGTTTTATCGAGGATAATGACATGGACCCCGTATTCCACCAGATCCATACATTCAAAGAAAGTCTTTTTGAGGGAAGAGTTCGTCCTATTGTATTTAAATTCTCTGCTGTACTTGGTGAATTTGACGCCGTCGAAACCCACGCATCTGCAAGATTCGATTTGCCTCCATGCGGTTTTTACTTGCTCTTTTGTCTCGAAGACGCAAGCGGCCATGACAATATATCTAGATGACCCTTTGTCGAATTTCAGGCCCGCATCTCCGGAATCATCCAAATAGATGTACATTCAGTCTCCCCGCTAATTCCAATGGTTTGATTCTACAGCTGCATGAATAATACCCGTAGCCGAGGGAGAACCGCATTTAATTAAACGCAGAAAAGCCCCTCACCTCCGTACCTTGGAGATGAGGGGCATGTTGCATATGGGTGTGAAATATTCCTTTAGAGCTCCGAGAGGTTGATCTCCTCGATTTCAGCTCGTGATTCCAATAATCGCAGGTAGAGGTTCATCGCGTTGTACTGAGCCTGCAACACGGGTAGTGGGACTTTCGGTGTGAAATCAAGGACACCACCCTCAGCCCGGGCGAGCATCATGCCGAGCTTGCCCGTGCGAATGCGCAGCTGCAGGTACTCGGCCTTGAACCTCTCCCGGTAATCCTCGCTTTGCATGAGAGGAACTGTGTCGTTGAGACTCTCCATCACACCTCCTCCTTCTTACTGGTGAGCTTGGCGAGCGAATCACCGCCAGCAACCTCGGGCAAGCCCACGATGCTGGTGAGCACCGATGCCACGGCGGCCAGTCCGGCGGTGCTGCCGACCAATACCCAGTTAGCGTCGCCCATGGCTGCGGCTGCTCCGATAGCGCCAAGAGCTGCTTGAGCGGCTGTTTTCACGGCTCGGATTCCAGCGGCTTTGAGCCAGTTGAGCCACTCAGCTGGAGTATCTAGTGGATCGTCTGTGGCATGTTTAGCGTCTGTCATTATTCAACCTTTCAGTATTTGAGGCTCTGACCCGGATAAATCAGATTCGGGTTCTTGATGCCATTCGCGGATACGAGCGCGGACACGCTGGTGCCGAGGCGTGCTGCGATCTTGCTGAGGTTGTCTCCGGAGTGCACCTTGTAATACCGGGATTTCGGCACATTGCCCAGCAGCTGGTTGACGCGCGCCTGGACAGCGTCGTACTGCGAGCCCAGGGACTTGCGACGGTTGTCGCCGTCGCCGTGCTTGCCTTCAATGACCTCGCGGGCGAGCACATCCACGCTCTTGGCCTGTGCCACGCCCAAACGCTTGTTGATGACGGCCTGCACAGCGTTGTAGCGGGAGCCGAGAGCCTGAATGCGGGCAGCGCCGCTGCCGTGCTCGCCTGCGATGACTTCGTCCGCCAATTGGTCGTCGGTTAGTTCGGCGAACGGCTTCGGCGGCAGGGTGACCACCGTCGAGCCCTTGGGATTCGCGTAGCGCTGCCATGCGTCTGAATCCCCGTAGAATTTGTTCAGGTCGAGATTGCCGGGATAGCCCGCCAAACGACCCGTCGAGGAATACTGCCTCATCGCGCAGGAGTAGGCTCCCTCGTTCCACGGGGTGGCTTGGAAGCCGGTGGCATTGTAATTGGCGTATTGGGCGACCCACACGCCGCAATTGAATTCCTTAGCGACCTGCTCCAATTGCGCTAATACGGATTTTGAGCCGTACAGCAGTGGCGGAATACCGGTCAATTTGATGAATTCACTCACACAGCTACGCAGATAATCGACGTTGCCCCACTGCTTGTTGCCCTGCGACTCCCAATCCAACGCGGGAATGACCCTGCCGAACCAGTTCTTGCAGTTATCCACGAAGAACTTCATCTCCGCTGCTGCACCACCGGTTCCATCGATGTACGCGTAGATGCCCGTGAGCAAGCCGAGTTTGAGGGCCTGCTCCACCTGACGCGCGCAATCGGAGCTGACGAACCAGTTTCCCTGCGTGGCCTTGCTCATCACGCCCTGGGGCATGACCTTGCTCAGGTCGATTCCTCTCTGCCAATTGCTGATGTCTATCGCATTCACTGAAGCCATATCGGCTCCCTTCCGCCCCTCGCGGGGCTTTTAAGGCCCCGCAGTCTTGTGCGGGGAAATCAATCACAAAACAGCGAAAATCGAGAAAACGCATATCCAGAAGAAAATGACGTCACGCATCAGCCAAAGGAGCGCGACGAAAGCGACGACACTGAAGACGACAATGGCCAAGGCCTTACGCGTGGAGGCTTTTTCGCCTCTGTGATGGAGCCTCATTTGGCATCTCCACCGTAATGGTGTTCCTTGAGATAATCGGCGGCGGCGTCCATGACCCAGCAATCGGCGTGGAGCTTCTCCAATTTGCCCATCTCATAGCGCACTCGGTCAGATTCGTCGCGCCGGCTTTTCATCAGGCTCAGGATCGTGTTCTTGATCGTGTCCTTTTGGATTTCGATGAGGGTGTCTTTCAGCTCCTGATATTCTTTTTCCTCCGACATGACTTTGTGGACGAGTTTGTTGGCTGGTGAGTCCCAGGTGAGTTTCTCCAGATTCGCGCTCTGTAGGGTGGCGGTGGCGAAACGCTCCCAAATGTTCGGGAATAGTTTCGCGATCAACCCCACTAAGGCGATGACTCCCGCCCCACCGCCGACACCACCGAGAAAATCATCGAAAAACGGCATATAGGGGGCCTTCCATAAAGAAAACCCCAGCCATAATGGACTGGGGTTCATGTTGTTGATGTGTCAGAGTGGTTGGGTGTCGCCATCGAAATAATCAAGACCAAGCTGCTGCATCGTCTCCCACTCCTCTGGTAGGCACGCGAACGGCATTTTCACTTCGAAGACCAGTGTCGAGTCGGCTGGAATATTCTGCTCGATATTGATTTCGTAGGTGGGGCCGAGGATGCTGGATGGCGTGACAACATGAGTCCAGTTCTCCATATCGGCAGGAATCCGATGGAAGTCACCTCGTATCCTGAATTTCAGTAGCTCCTCACTTGAACGGACGAAGAGACTCATAGTGGAAACAATCGGAGACGGAGATATAGAGCAACGGTAAATGTATGAGCCAGAAACTCCTTGGACATGAGTGAAACGGAGTATCGTCGGGTCTCCCTGCAAACGTTCAACAGAGAAAAGACCACCATTCCATGAGCCACTCCATCCACTGCTGAAATCAGGGGATTTGATGAGGTTGGTGATGATCATTTCATCACCCCATAATCTAGAGGGGTTGTGTGTTCCCGTCCCAGAATGTGGGGATCCCGTGCTCCACCATCAGCGTCCAGTCCGACATCGTATAGAAAGCCGACCGTAGAAGTCTCAATCCCTCTTCTGGAACCCATACGGAGGAAGTGACGTTCCCCGAAGCATCGGGCGTTTCTTTGAAAACGATTGTGGTGGAATCCTGAGAGATAATGGTTCCTACCACGAGGAAAGGCTCTGTGGATGTGGTTTCCATTTGGGCGACGGTCACGTATTCTCCTGCCGTCAAGCTCTTCCGGTTGTCGTAGGGGATTACAGACACTGTTCCGGATGTTCCTGCTGTTGTTCGGGTGTAGGTTCTTTTCCCCTCCGAATCCGGTGTTGAGTAGACGGCTCTCCACGTATCGCGTTTCTGTAGGCATTGCGGGTCGATGCAAAGGTTCGTGATTCTCATGCTGCCACCACGAACATGTCAGCAGAACAAGAGCTAGGAAGACAGCCCCCCCCCCAGGCAATGGCATCGTGTCACCATCGAAATAATCAAGACCCAAGGATGACAGGTTTCTCCTGTCGTCCGTTGTGCAAAGAAGCATCGGGCCTAAATCGAGCTCGGTGTCAGCGGGGAGTGCCCAGCGAGACCTCAAAAAAAGGGTTTGAGCATCAGCCGGGATTGGGAAGTTATTGAAAACCGTGAAGCCCGCGACCTCTTTTTGGGGGACGTCGGCGTTTATCAGCAGTCTTGACTTATCGTCTCTGAGTTCCATCCCAAAACCTACCGTTGGGTGTCTGCTCCAAATCAGGAGCGCAACGTTCTTGCCCGCCAACTCCGATGGAACCTTTGCGATGGTGCGGTTGTACATCCACTGCCAATCGGATGCGATTATTTTGACGTGATAGACGGTTCCTGTGGGTGATTCTGCATCATTGCTGAGCGTCCACGTCGACTGTATTCCTGATGGCGTTGGTTCGGCGGGGATCGGTGACTGCACGTAATTCGTGAGAATCATTCTGTTTCCTCCTTTTTCTCTTTCTGCAGGCTATCCAACCTGACTTTTGCGACCGCCAGATCAGTTTCCAATTCTGCTATTCGGGCGGCCAGTCTCTCGACGACCTTCCCCGCGTCGACGCTTGCGCTCACTTCGACTCCTTCGGTGCGAGTGAGGCAAGGAAGCTTGTCCTCGCCTCACTGATGGCGTTCCTCACTTCTCCAGTCGATAAAGCGTCCTCAACCACGCTCATGTCCAACCCCTCGATATCAGGCTGAATGAAAGCGGAGCGCATCAACCGACTGGCCAGTTGAGGTCCGGCCAGTTGAGGTAACCCCAACAAGCCGCGGCTCTCATTCCGTGAATCCATGAGCGTCTCATCACTGGCATCACCCCCAGTCAACGATTGCTCCAATCCCAGGTAGGCTGCAGTCCACGCGGTTTCACGCGTCTCCTCGTTTACTATTCCGGGGTCGTTTGCGGAGAGCATCATGAGCAGCGTCTCCTCATCGCTTTTCGTCCCCAAAAGCTCTCTCCATGAAGCGAGCGCGTCGAAGGTGGTGACGTGGGTTCTCGTCGTCCCATCAGCGTTTTCTATTTCGGTGATGATGACGTTTCCGTCCACTTTGATTTCCATGTGCGAGCCTCCTTATGCTGCCAGCCATGCGAAAACGGATAGCCAGACCGGATTCGCGTAGCCTCCTCCGTAGTTTTTCGTCATGATATGCATCGAGCTTGTCCCACCGGTCCGATGCACATGCGCTTGAATGTCAGGGGAGTCGGTGTCCGCGTTGGCGACACCGTAGTATCTCCCGAATTTCGTGGGTGTGAACGTCCATTCAACGGAACCGGATTGACCGGCCGCCATACCGTTTTTCCAAGCACACCATTGATTCGATTTGAAGGTTCCCCTCCCCGTGAATCCGCCAAGGTATCCCCCCAGATACAGGTATCCGGTCGAGATGTTAGCCTCCATTCCGACCGAACCATTGGCGTCGATGGCTTTCGCGCTCACACTCGTTGAATTCGCTTCTGAACGAGTGGAAAGAAACGCAGAGGGGGATGTGTCGTCGGCATAGTCTCGTCTAGAAGTGAACAGTGTGCGGGAGATTCGATTGCCTTTCTCCCCGTACACTCTCAATCCCATCCAAGCGCCTGGATCGTTTTCATCTCTGTATCCCGAGTGGAAACCCAATCCCGAGACATCACCATCAACATCTGTGGCGGATTCGGAGGCGATGTAGGGATGCACCGCGGCCTCTCCATCCAGATAGAATTTGATACCGGAACCCGTGTATTGGGTGGCAGTGTCTACTCCATGCTGTGAGAAATCCGGGCTGATGAAAATCCTTCGACCCGTCAAAGCGGTACTGAAGGTTCCCGTGAGGAGATTCTTCTCACCGTCACCATCCAAGTGAACGGTGTGGTTGCCATCAGCATCCCAGAAATCAAGGGCACCATCCTTGAGTTTGAAGCCTTTCGCCTCCTCCTCGCTGCTTTGAAAAATACTGCCGGTGAAGACGTAGCCTTTGAATTGGCCGGCAGCGATCAAATCAGAGGTGATGGAAGAAGCTTTGATCTCACGCGCCGTCACCGCCCCCGCCTGTATCTTCTCGCTGCTCACCGCACCAGCGGCAAGCTGCTCCGTCTCGATGCTGCCAGCGATCAGGGAATCGCCGCGCAACGTTCCTGCGGCGACGAGATCACCCGTGATGGTTCCTGTCGCCATGACGTTCGACGCGATCATGCTCAACGGATTCCACTTCTCACCGTCATACACGCTCACGCTCGAGACGACGGAGGAATCATCGGTCTGATGCCACATGTCTCCAGTGAGCACGCGAGCATTATCCAAAGTGACGGGGTCATTGGGGCCAATGAAAACATTATGCAGACCGTCAAGGGTCTTACCGACCGAATTGGCTTTGTCGAGCGCCTGCTGCGATTGCTCGGAATTCTCCAGAATGCTCTTCCGGGCGTCCTCGATGGCTCCGGAATTCTTCTCGACATCCTCCTTGGCCTGCGTGACCACCTTGTTGAGTGCGTCGAAATCAGCGATGGTGACGGCGGGTTCCACCACCACGCTCGTCGGAGTCGACCAATCGCTCTTGTTGCCCGAATTGTCGACCGCGCGCAACGAGAACCACACCGTGGACTCCGCTGCCAAACCAGTCACGATGCAATGGCCGTCGCCGTCGACGCGGTCGAACCCTGTGAAACCGGTGTCCTTGCTGCTGGAACCAACCTCGACATGGGAGAAATCCGGTTCCATGCCTGTTCCCGTCGCGGTGAGACCATCCCACGCGATATCCACCACCCCCAGACGCGACACCACGCTGGGAGCGCTGGGGACGCTGGGAGGCTCCACATCCGAGTCGACCAGCACGACCGCAGGCTCCGACCATTCACCCAACTGGTCTGAATACGTGGGGACCGCACGCACCCTGAACTCGTATTCGACACCGCATTCAAGACTCGAGACCGCCAGACGAGTGGTGGAACCATCCACCACGCCACCACTCGCCCACGTTGCGCCCGCGATGTTCTTCCGGTATTCGACCCTGTAAGAGCTGATCTCCATGCTGGAGGAGTCGACGGCCGTGGTGACCTTCGACCATTCGACCGACACCACACCAAACGCCACGCCGTTCGACGCGATGTAACTGGAGGATCCGGCGACCACACCCAAGGGGGCGGTGGGGACACGATGATCGGATTGTCCGGCGGGCCGAGCACCCTCGGACCCCGCGAGAACACTGCCACCCGTGATGCCTTTGACCTTCTTCGCTTGACGGATCTGCGAGTCATACACCTTGTCATTCAACGTGACGGAGGCTTTGAGACCGTTGTCATCCATGCTCAACGTGACCTGCTGGACGCGTACCTTTTCGCCGTGGACGACGGTGGGAGCGGTGATCCAATCCCCAGGATGATAATCAACCAGCGGGAGGAACGAAACGCTGGAGACGCTCAGAGAGCGCACGTACTGGCCGCGAACACGAGCGCTCGAGGCGAGCGTGGATTGCATGAACGCCTTCGCCGTACCCTCGTCCGATACGCCGCCTTGGGACACGTAGGATTCCCATTTTCCCCACGGAGTGGGAGCCGAGCTGTTGGATTCACGGAAAAGCAGGTCGTTGTCGCCTGCGACGAGGATGTCGCTGGCAAGCTCCTCGATGCTCTCCTCCTCGGGAGCCTCCAACACATCGGGATCCAAACTCACCCTCACACTGGCCGACAGATCCCGGGAGAGACTCGTGCTATCGGCGTTCCACACTTGCAACGTGTGCTGCGAACACCTCCAGTCGACGGCACCGCCCGCCACCATGCTCGCCAACGCGGCCTGCACGCTCGTGCCAAGAGAATACTTGAGGGAGTATTTCGACTTCCACGCGATGCCGGCTGAATCCTTCGCGGTATCGAAACCCAACACCATCCTCGATGCCGCACCGCCACGCGCCGAATTCTCATCTAACAGGGTCTTGAGGATGAGACCGGGATTCGAACTGTTGAAAGCCCTCTTGCCCTTGTCGTCACCCTCCTGAATCAGATGAGACGTGTCGTTGTTCAACACCTTGTTCAGCAACCACGAATACGAGGGGCAGGTCAGGCTTACTGTGTCGGTGGCATCGGTCTTGTCCACGCTTCGCTTGAGCAGAATGAACCGAGCATTGTACGGTTCCACCCAGCTACCGCCATCGCTGACTTCGACGGCAATCTCCAAGCCCTGCTCGAGACCACGAGCCAACAGATTCCCACCCAAGGTCTTTCGAGAATATTTCAGGCTGAGCGCGCCATCATCGTTATGGAGGAAACTCGCGTCCCAGCTCAACGGCTGGGGCAGGAAACCCGCCATGGAGCCACCCGGCTCAAACGCCTTCAACCTCGCGTGCAATGTCTTCATTCGTCACCACCATGCCTGTCTGAAACGAATAACAGCGTCCAATCCATCGTCCGTCGTGAAAAGCTGGCTCGTCGAAGCGTTCTCCGCGCCCGTCCACCACGTCACGAAACCAGCGTCACTATTAGCCTTGGGAATATCCGTCGTCATCATCAATGAGTATGAGCCGTCCGCGGAAGGCCACACCATGAGAGGGCCGGCAGCGGGATAATCCAGTCCCGTCGACGCATCAGTGCCGCCGGTCCACTCAGCATCACTCGAACTCGTCCACGCGCGCATACTCGAGGAATCCAAATAAACGAATCTGGCACCGGTTGCCTTAGTGCCGTTCCAACTCAAGCCGGTACCGCTCACAGGATCAGTCACCATCACCTGTGATGCCAGCGGGATCCGGACCACCATGTTCGCGATGGGCGCGTTACTAAACCATTCAGGGAGAGTCTCCGCCCCATCGGAGAGAACACCACCAGTAAGAGGCAATGACGCCTCCAACTCGCTCACGCCCTGCCACCACACATCAGGCAAAGCGAACACAGCGGTCTCCTCGACCCTTTCGTTCACCGGTCTGACATCACCATTCGCCGCCAATGACTCGAGTTCGACGCGCGTCTGCATGACCTGCGTCCTACCATGCGCATACTCACGACGCACCAAAGTCAAAACAGGCATCGAGCAGACCCTGTGGAAAGCATCAGCCTTCGATTTCCACTCGTCTCCCCAAGCGACCGTCTGGATCGTGACCTCACGCTCCTCGAACACCGGTAGCCCACCAGTGGCTATGGAACCGCTCCGCCCCGCGACCGCAATCACATTCCGCTTCGTTTTGATGGAGGGGAAGAAGCTCGTGCCCACAGTGACACGGAAACTCTCACGATCCAGTTCAAAACCATTCAGACTCCACGTGACCCTACTCATTCGTCTCCCTTACAGTTGAGGCATGGCCGCCACATCAAGCCGCTTGTTCGTACTGATACTCGTCGGCGCGATGGCGGGATAATAAATGTTCTGATAGAGGGTCGTTCCTGGTTGTGACGTTGCTGAGTCTGCCGAAGCTTCGGTGGAAACTTTCTGAGGAGCAAGCGTCGATGAAACTGCGGAACGCACCTTCTGTGCTGCTGTGGAGGCGAGGTCCGTGGCCTTTTCTCCCATCGTGGTGACGGAGTCGTAGAGCTGGGGTGCGGATTTCTCCACGCCCACTGCGATGCCAGGTGGGAGGAATCGGCCGATCTCGTTGGCCCAGAGCTTCGATGGCGAGTGGATGCCGAAGAAGCGTTTGATGGAGTTGGTGATTCCTTTGGCGAATCCGAAGATCTTGTTTTTGATCCAGCTTCCGAGGTTCGAGATTCCGTTCCACAGGCCTTTGACAAGGTTCGCTCCGATGTTTCCGATGCCGTTGACGATTCCTTTCAGGCCGTCAATGGCACCTGAAGCTATCTGGCCGAAGCCTTTCCACACCCTCGACCAGTCTCCGGAGAAGATTCCGGCGATGACGTTGACGACACCGCTGACGACTCGCACGATGGCGTTGATCACGGTGCCGATGGTGTTGATCACCGAGGTCACCACAGGAATCATCGACTGGACCGTGGGCACTATCACGGAGGAGATGAATCCGGCGATCTGACCCACCACAGCACCGACGAGAGATGCCAAGCTACCGAGAATCGGCGCGACGGCGCTGAACACCTGGGCGAAGATCGTGGCTATCTGAACAATGACGGGGATGAGAGCGTTGATGACAGGGATGATCATCTGGATGACGCCCGTGATCAAGGGTTCCAGCTGCGTGATGACGGGCACCAGGGCAGAAATGATGGTCGACGCCACCTGCACTATCACGCCGATGATCTGCGTGATGGCGGGCAGAAGACCCACTATCAGGCTCGTCAATGGCGGCAGAATCGAGGTGATGATGTTCGTCAACGGTGGAACGAGGCTGCTGACGACGCCGCTCAAAGTGGTGACGAGCGCTTGGAAAGTGGGGGCCAATTGCTGGACGGCGGCACCCAAGGAAGCGAAGACTGTCTGCATCGCACTGCCGAACGCGTCGCGCAGGCTCGGTGTCGTGGCGATGAGAGCGACGAGCGCTGCTATCACCATGCCGATTGGTCCCGTGAGCACTCCGAGGGCTTTACCGAGCAGTGTCCCGGACCCGGCGACGCTTCCTAAAAGTTTTCCCACGACGGGGAGTTTGGTGAGCAATGGTCCCAGTCCGCTTGCTCCGAGCACTCCGAGGACGGCTCCGAGGGGCGCGAAGACGCTCTTCATGCTGCCCACGGTTCTGCCAATGGCGTCGAAGGCTTTCTGGAAGGGTTCTGGCAGCAATGTCGTCAGCTGGCCGAAGAGGCTTGGTATCGCGGAGAGAATGGATTTGGCAATGACTCCAATGCGGGGGAGCACGTTCTTCAAGGCAGTGCCGATGCTGCCGACCAGCTGGGTGGTCAATCCGCTCATGTCAGCATCGGATTTACCGAGCTCGGTGAGCCAGTTGGTCCATGAGGCCTTCATGCTCGCGATGGAGCCCTCGATGGTGGTGCTTGCTTCCTTCGCGGTGGTCCCGGTGATGCCCAGCTCACCCTGCACCGCGTGGATCGCTTGAGTGACGTCGGCGAAGTTTCCGATGTCGTATTTGACGCCGGTGAGCTTCTCGGCGTCCTTGAGAAGCCGCTGCATCTCGGTCTTGGTACCGCCATAGCCGAGCTTGAGGTTGTCGAGCATCTGGTAGTTGCCGCGCGCCAGACTCTGATACGTCTCCTGCACGCTCGACAGGTCGGTGCCCATCTTGTTGGCGTTGTCCGACATGTCGATGATGGCTTGGTTGCTCAGCTCTGCGGCTTTGGCGGTGTCGCCGCCCAGGGAGCTGATCATGGTTGCGGAGAAGCTGGTGACCTGCGACATGTAGTCGTTGGCGCTCACTCCGGCCGAGGCATAAGCGTTCTCCGCGTACCCCTGCACCTGCTTGGAGGAGGATTTGAAGAGCGTGTCGACGCCACCAACCACCTGCTCGTAGGTCGAATAGGCGGAGAAAGCGGCCTTCGATGTCGAGAGGAAAGCGGGGCCGAGCGCGGTGACGCCCGCGACCGCCGCACCGACGCCTGCGGTGGCCAGGCTCTTGATTCCAGAGCCGATTCCCGAGAGTCCCGATTTGATGCGTTGGCCCAGTGATGGAAGATCGGATTTCGCTGCTGCCGCCGCGGCCTGCTCTTCCACCATGCGCAGGTTCTGCTGTGCGGTGGTGAGCTTTCCTGTGGCGGTCGTGACAGATTCGATGGCGGCGTCGTTTCTCCGGCGCGCGGAGGCGAGCCGCTCCTCGGCTGCCACGGCTTGGCTTGAGCCAGCACCGTGCTTAGCAACCGCTTCGGCTAGCTTAGATTCTGCTACTCTCACCTGTCCTGCGGTGTCGGCCTGCTTCAAGCGCGCCTTCGATAACGCGTTCGATGCGGCCGCCACATCAGTCTTCAGTCTTCCAAGCCCGCTGTCGGCGAGGCCCGAGCTGGAGGATTTGAATCCTGCCGCCATGTCCTTGCCGAGCTTGGAGCCCACGGACTTACCGGAGAATCCGGCGGAGACGGAGGAGGCGGAGGACTTGCCTGCGGCTTTCGCTTCCTTCGAGACGGCACCCTTGAAACCTTTCATGACGGGGAAGATGCTCAGTCCGGCCGAGCCGACGATGTCCACCATGAAAGGCCTCCAAGGTTATTGAATGATGATGTCCTGCTCGAGCTCGGCCTGCGCCTGCTCGATTTCCGCACTGGTCACCGCGCGCTCTTCGCGGGCCTTCAACTGTGTCTGCATTCCCCAGGGACTCGCTTTCTCGAATGCCTTCTTGTCTCCCACGCTCGAAGCGAGGGAGAGCAGGTCGATGAGCGAGGAGGGATAGGCCCAGCCGTTGTATACGGCCGCGAGCGTGGTGTTGGTGTCCTCGAGCGCCTGGACGGTGAGGTCATAGGCCTCGCCATAGGTGATGGAGTCTCCGATGTCGTATGCGGAGACCCCGTATTTGCTGCGCATCGTCGCCGCGAACTCCACGGGGTTCTGCCTGTGGATCTCGGCGACGAAGGTTATTTCCCCACTGATGCCTGCGCGAGCTTGGTGAACAGGTCGAAGTATTTGCGTGAGATCGCCAGCGCTTCGGGGTAGGGTGCGTTCTCGATTTTGTCGACTTCCGTGTCGGTGGTGAAAACGTGGAGGAGTTCTTTGAATTGTCGGACGGAGTCGTCGCTGAATTGTTCGACTGATTCGAGGTCTTTGAGTTTGATGATGAGGGGGATTTTGACGATCTCGTTGGTGGAGAGTTTCGCGATGAAATTCTTTTCGGTGATGAGGTAGCGGATTTTGATGCTGGCGGAGATCGCGTCGATGGCTTGGTCGGCCATGTCGTCATTGAAGGCCGCGAAGTCGGCGTCCGTGTAGGTCTTTTCCGGGGTTGTTTCGAGCATGGGCGCTTCGAGGGCTCCTGCTTCGGCTTCGTCTGCGGTGACCACTGTGGGTGTTGCGTCTGTCATTGTGTGCCTTTCATGGATTTCATGGTCTCTGGTTGTAAAAGGATCCCCGCATCGGGTGAGACCATGAAGCGGACTCGATGCGGGGACGATTGTCGTATCAGCCTTCGGTGGCTCCGGTGCTGGTGAGCGTGGCCTTGGCGGTTTTCGCTCCGCTCTTGGTGGTCGCTGTGATGTCTGCTGTGCCGGCTTTCACTCCGGTGACCTTGCCGCTGGAGTCGACGGTGGCGGTTTCCTCATCCGAGGATTTCCATGTCACCGATTTCTCCGTGGCGTCGGCTGGAGCGACCGTTGCCGTGAGGCTGGTTGTCTTACCCACTTCCACCGATGCCGTCGTCGGAGCCAGGGTGACTCCTGTCACGGCTACGGTCGTGGGTTCACTTAAATTTGCTGGTCCCTTGGAGCGGTTCTTGCGCCATTCTCGGTAGAATCCGCCGAGCTCGGCCTGACGGAGCCAGTCGAAGGTCACCGCGTTGCCGTTGACGCTGCCACGCTCGTTCTGATCGGGTTCGACCGTGCTCACGCGCATCAGACCGTTGCGACGGGTCTCGTCACCGTTCTTGTACTTGATGACCTCGAAGCCGGGGAAGGTCGCGTCATTGTCGCCGTCGACGACGATGACGCCGTTCTCATCCGGGGTCTTGCCGGTGATGAGCTTCTCGACGATGTCGTTGAGCTCGGCCAAAGTGACCTGAAGGGTGCGGGTCTTCGCCCCACCGAGCTTGTAGCCATCCTGGAAGAACTCGATGTCGTCTTCCTTGTCACCACCGTCCTGAGGCCCTCCGTCACTGCTGAAGAGTCCGGCCTTCTGATATCCTTCCGGCAGAACGAGGGGAGTCACCCCCAGTGCTTCGGATTCGAGATACGTGGGTTCTCCCTCGAGTTGGACCGCGAGGAAGCCGGTGACCGGAATCGGTACCGCTTTCAGATCGTTGCCGTCTGCATCTGCTGTCATGCGTTTTCCTTTCATATGAGAAAAGCCCCGCAGATGCGAGGCTCGGAGATTTGTTGTTGTTGATGGTCAGAGGATTTCCCCGACCACGGAATAGGCGACCGTGAGATACTGGCTGGCCGCATGCTGTGAATCAGTGATCTGGTAGGGGCCGTTGCAGCCGTCGTAGTCGATTGCTGCAATGGGGTTGTCGTCGAGGGCGATCATCGGGTCCGTCAGGAGCGCGTACACCCTGCGCGCAAGGTTTCGCGCGCCTTCCACGTCCTGCAGGGGCCCCATGTAGATGGTGACTCCGAGGGAACGCTCGTAGGTGACGAGCTCGGTCTGTGCGCCTGAGTCGTCGCGGATGGTGACGAGCGGGTATTCACCCCGATAGTCATTGGGCACCTTGTTGTCGATCTGCAGGCCGGTCACGTCGGTGATCTTCTCTCGCAGATACGTGGTGGCCCACATCTCCATGTCGGGTGGCATGACGAGGCTCATGAGCGCACCTTCTTCAAAGCGCGTGCGAGGTTACCGGTCTTCGCTTCTATCAGAAGGCTTTTGGGATCATGCCCGACGACGTGGAAGCCTGTCCGGTACCGGAATTCCGCGCGTTCCACCTCGATCTGGTCGCGGTAGCTTCCGGTGTCAACGGGGGCGGTCGAACGTGCTATCTTGGCCGCTTGCTCCGCTTTCTTCTTCGTGAGGTTGACGATTCCTGCGGATTTGAGGATGCGGTCGAAATACTTTTGGTTGAAATCGACGGTGGTCTGTCCTGCTGCCGGCATCAGCCTCTCACCTCCTCCAAAGCGCATTCGAGTGTGGGATTCCACGCGGTAAACGGGTTCGCCTCGTGCGAGGGGAAGCCGTTCACTCGCCAGCGGCGGCCATCGTCGGGGTCGAGGGTGATCTCGTCGCCCACATGGATATCCGCGGCCGGGTCCGGAATCGTGAGGACCGCTGTGGAATCGGTCGTCTCGCGCGCACCGTCCTGGGACTGCGTGCTCGACGCGGACGCGATGAAACCGTTGAATTTGAGCGGTTTTCCGAAACCTGAACCGATGGTGGCTGCTGGATTGTAGGGGTCGGTTTTTCGTTCCATCCGGTATCGCAGGAGCGGTGTGAGAGAGTCCATGGTGAATCCTTCCGCGCCTGTGAGGAGATCCGCGATGCTGGTCATGGCAGGGCCTCCAGCTTGTAGAAGTCGAGGATCTCGTATTCGCTCTGCAGCATCCTCACGCTTGCGGGCCCGTCCTCGCCGAAAGCGTAGCTGACGCTGGCACCATTGACCGACTGCGATTTCACCGTGCCCGCCGGGGCGTTCATCGCGCGCCTGGCGGATTGGATGATCACGCTCACCACGTCGGAGACGTCGTCGAGCTCGTAGCCCGCTTCCATCTCGTAGCGCAGCGCTGCCACTCCCACGGGAGTGCGGCCCGAGGTGAATTCGAGGAGTCCATCCTCGCTCCAGACCACCTCAGGCAGCAGATCGTTGCCCCAGCGGTCGGTGAGCGAGACCAGATTCGTGAGCTTCTTGGCGGGAAGGCGCAGGATACGCCCTCCCGTGGTGTTCAGCGTTCCCGTGAGCGTGAGGCTGGGAGCTATATGCCATCCGCAGTAGGCGCGGGCCCTGCGCTGGGACGCTCTCACCCAGAACCCCGCGTCGATGCTCGTGAAATCGGCGACGATGTCCACGAGCTTCGTTGTTTCAGGCATCGTTTTCTCCTATGCCTTGGCGAGGCTGATGCGGGCCAGCTTGGCGGGCTGGCGGATCAGCTGCAGGGCGCGCAGCTCGGCGCGGATGTAGGTGAGGTTGCGCTGCGCGTAGTCCTTGTGCTGATTGAAAGCGACGACGCTCAATGCCTCGTACACGAGGAGCTGCACCTGGCTGAAATCGCCCATCAGCGCGGTTCCCTTTGGAATGACCGCGGATTCGATGCGCGGCACGGCCCACAGCGTTGGGACCGTGGCGGCGAATGGTCCGGCCCCGTAGAAGCGGCCTTCGGCGTCCTTGGTGAGATCGATGGCCTCGTTGTCCTCCGGATTGAGGAGCAGGGCCTGCGGAATCGTGCGGGACGTGTTGAGCAGCGCGGTCTTCGCGCGACGCACCGTGGTGAAGATGTCGGTGTCGAACGCCTGCTCGAGCAGCCCCGTGGTATTGAGGATGCCCGTGGGTTCGTCGGAGCCTCCGGCACCGTTGAGAATCTTGTCCTCGATGGTGTCGGTCAGGTTCTGGCGCAGGATTCCATCGATGAGCGCGGACAGGGCTCCGTCGTCGGTGAGCTCCTGGTTGGTGGCTTCTACGCCGTCGGCGTAGGTGTAGGCCACCGCGTCCTCGGTGCGCGTGGTGAGCGTGGAGAGCGGTTTGAGGGATTCGGTGGCCGTGGTGGTCTTGGATTCCTTGGTGATCTTCGCGTTGTTGGTCACCGCGGTGAGCTGACGGTACTGGATCCACGGGGCGTTGGTGGTGCCCTGGGTGATGAGCTGGAGCAGCGTGTTGGGACGATGATAGGTGACGTCTTCGATTCCGGGGAGCCGCAGGGGAGCGGTGTTGCCGTGGTCGGTGGTGTTGAGCGGGGCCGGTGGCTCCGCGGGGTCGCCTTCGGCCTTGAATTTGAGGTTGACGGCGTCGTTCTTGGATTCGAATCCGGTGCGGTGCGACTTGCGGAATTCGCGGTACTGGTCGGAGTGGACGAAGGACTTGCCCAGGGACTCGTGCTTGACGTGCGCGATGCCGGGCTTGGCGGCCGTTTCTGTGGTGATGCCGTCGAGGGTCTCGGAGGCGGACTTGAGCTCGAGGTGCTTCTTGTTGAGCTCGTCCGCCTTCTTGACGTGCGCGGTGAATTCCTCGACTTCTTGCGCCGTGAGGTTCTCCGGGGCCTTTCCTTCGAGGATGGCTTCGGCCGCCTTCTTCTCGGCGGCGATCATTTCCATGAGCTTGTTCATGGATCACTCCTTTTCTGTGATGGTGATGCCGGCGAGGATCTCGCGGGCCTTTTTGATGGTTTCCAGCGATTTGCTGTCGCCGGGCTTCTTCCCTTCGTCCTTTTCGGGCTCGGGGTCGTCTTCTGGTGTGGGGTCCGCCTCGGTGTCGAGACCCTTGAGGATCTCGGAGATGATGGTGTGGACGCTGCGCAGCTTCTCCTCGTTCGCCTTGCTGATGGCGCGCCCCGATTTCACTTCGAGGATCTCCGCGCTCTGGTTGGCGGCCATCTGGACGATGGAGATCTCGAAGAGCTTCACCTTGCGCAGCTCCCGATGGCCTCCGAAGATGCCGTCCTCGTCGGATTTGACCCACGCGGTCTCCTCGGGCACGTATCCGATGCTCATCTGATGGATGCGACCATCCTGGAGGAGCTGGTAGGCGCGTTTGCCCGTGTCGGTGTCGAGGTCGATTTTGCCTTCGATGAGAAGTCCCTTCTCGTCCTCGACCGCGCTGAGAGTGCTGCCGATGATCATCATCGGCGTCTCCGAGCTGTGCTCCCAATGAATCGGGATTCCGGCCCCCGATTCCCCGTACGTTGCGAGGGTCTCGGTGAAAGCCCCCTTGAGCATGACGTCGCCTTGAAGGTCCTTGTTGCCGAAGGTGGAGGCGTAGCCGGTGAAAGTGCCTGTTTCGGCGTTTTCTCCAGTCTTCACTTCGAAGGAAAGGTATTCCATTTTCATCTGCTGCCTCCGTTGGGGCTTGTGTTGGTCTGGGCGTTCTGCGTGCGGCCCCCGTCCTGGGGGCTTGGCTGGTTTCCTGTGGTGACGTTGAGCGGGGTGATGATGTCGTCTCCGCCGTCGACCTTGGGTTTGTTGAGCATGGTCCGCACATCGTTGGTGGAGAGGAAGGGCCTGCCCGAAGCGGTGGAGAACGCCGCGTACTGGGTCTCCAAGGTGCCGCGCAGCTTCGCGTCGATGTTCGCTTCGATGTAGAGGCCTTCGGAACCGGGCACCGAGAGCGGCAGCGCGTGGTTGAGGGCCTGTTCGAAAGCCACGATGTAGGGCATGAGCTCCACGTTCCACAGCTGCTCCTTGAAGGCGCTGACGTTGGAGTTCGTTCCCGAACGGAATCCGAGGTTCTCCGGACTGATGTGGAAGGCGTTGGCGACCGAGATGCGGATCTTCTCGCTGGCTTCGAGATCGTTCATGTCGATGGGTTTGAAAGCGTCGACCGGATGGATGGCCATGCCGTCGTTGAGGAGCGGCCAACCCCCTTCGGAGCCTCCGCCATGCACGTATTTGCGCATGCCCTGCACGAAGGCGTCCTGAGCCTCCCTGCTCGGCCAGGGCATGTCCTTGTCACGCGAGATGTAGGCGGGGATGCGGCCACCGTTATCGCCGATCGCGGCACGGTATTCGGTCATGATGCGGATGAGCTGAAGATACGGTTTGAGCGTGTCCGAGATCGGCGAGCCATCGACTCCGCTGCTGGAGAATCCGACGTCGAGCACCACTGCGGGGGATTCCGGATAGGGGAAAAGCGTGCCGTTCGTGGCGTCGGCGTAGTCGTCGTAGACCCTCACGCCGATGATCTCGTCCATCGTGTTGCCAAGAAGAGAGAAGTTTCGGTCGGGAATGGGGCGCAGCTCGAGCCCCTGCACGGTGTCGCCGAGAAGGCAGAGCCAGCGGTCGTAGATGAGGCCGTTCTTGATGAGCCTGTCGAAGAGCCGGTAGCGGGTGAGCCTGCGGTTGGGACGTTGGAGAAGATCGGAGAGCAGCGTGCCGTCGGCCTCCTCGCGGTCCCCGTTGCTTTTCTTCCGGTACACCTTGAAGGGGATCGACGCGATGTTGGAGGCGATGAAGCTGATGACGTCGCGCACCGCGAGCTCGGTCTCGTACACGCTGTTTCCCGGAGCGTACGAGAGAAGCGGGGTTCCCGGGTCCGCGATCTGGATCGGCGGGAAGTTTCCCTCGGGCCGTCCTATGGTCTGGGTTCCGATGAGTGGGGCGAAGGGTGATTTCTTGAGGAATCGGTCGAAGAGTCCCATGGAGCCTCCTTCCGAAGGTCAGATTGTGACGAAGGGCACCGTCGCGTACGAGGATTCGAATTTCTGCTGCTCGGGCTGCTCCGCCTCCAGGGCGAAGAGCGCGTAGGATTCGGCGACCAGACCGGATATCTGGATGGGCGCGTCGCGCCGGTTCCACACGACGGCCTCGCCGAGCCTGCGGATGATCGCCGCGCTGACCTGGGCGTCGATGGCGGGCTGTGGCAGATGCCTGAGCTTGCCTTCTCTGGTGCGGTCGTTGATCCGTCCGGTTGCGCTGCCCAGCTTGCTGCCTTCGACGCGGTGCACGGTCCAGCCTTTTTCGACGAGAGGGTCGATGAGATCGCTCGCCGGGCAGCCTTTGCCTTGGATGGCGACCTCGGTGATGGTGGGGTTGGTTTCTTGTATTGCTTCGAGGACCTTGGGGACCCACATCATTCCTGCGCGCCGCAGGATCGCTTCGACGTGGGGGAGTCCGTCGGCGCGGTATCCTGCCGCGGAGATCCATGTGGTGGAGCGGTCGTCGGAGACGTCGATTCCCAGCACGATGCGGTTGCCAGGTGCTATCTCGCTGTTCTCGTCGATGCCGCGTTTCCACAGCTTCGGGTCGATGTAGGGTTCGATGTCTGCGGTGACCCATTGGCACAGGACCTCGGTGCGGAAGGCGGCTTCGGTCATGCCGTCGATGTCGCTGCGGATGCTTTGGACGCTCATGGGCCCGTATCCGATGGAGGGATTGGCGTGGAGTATGCCTTCCTCGTCGTCGACGGGGCAGTTCTCCACCGCGCTCCATTCGAAGAAGCCGAAGCTGCCGTCGTTGTTTTCGAGCCAGTCCTCGATGTTTTGGATTCCCGCGTCGACGAACTCGTGCCAAGCTCGAACGAGAGCGCGGCCTTTCTCCACCTGCTTCTTCAATACGATGCTGCGGTAGTCGCCGGCGTTGCTGATGCCCCACAGCTGGCCGCTCCAGATCGCCTTGGTGATCTGGGACACGGCGTTCCATCCGTCCTCCTTGTGCTGTTCGCGCAGCTCGTCGAAGACGGCTTTCGAGGCGGATTTGGAGCGGATGTTGTTGGCGGCGCGCACGATGTAGCGTGCTCTGCGCCTCGTGGGGATCTCCTCTTCGCCGTTGACGTTGCTGATCTTGCCGGTGATGGCCTGTAGGGCGGGGATGGCGAGCTCGTTGTCCTCCTCGGTCTCTGGAATCGGGTTGCACCATGTTTTGACCTGGCTGTAGGGGCCTTTGGCGTTGTCGAGGGTCTGGGCGGCTCCGACGATGAGGAACTTGCTGGGCGGAACCTTCTGCGGCCACCTGTTGGAGTCGATGAAGAGCCACCACGCGGCGAGCACGCCCATGAGTGTGGTCTTGCCGTTCTGGCGGGCGACTTCAACGATGACCTTGCGGAAGCGGTAGGAGCCGTCGGGTTTGAGTTCGAGTGCATGGATGAGAAGCCATTTCTGCCACGGGTACAGATCCACGTGGAGCACCTGCTCGGCGAAGTCGATGACCTCGTAGCCCAGAGTGGTCTCTGGCGTGAGCTTGCGCAATGGCGGGGTGAAGATTCGCGCCTCGGTCTTTCCGAAAGCCTGTGACGCCATCTCTCACCTCCGGTTCACACCGCTTGGGTTCTGTGATGCTTGTCGAGGAAAGCCTGGATGTCGTTCCTCGGGTTCGGTGCCGTCTTCTTCTCGCTCTTCTCGGGTTTCGCCTTCTCCACATGGATCGTCAGGCCCAGGGAATCGAGATACTTCAGGAAAGTGGGAAGAGTGACGTTGTCGAATTTCCCGTCGACCATGAAATCGTGGGCCGCGAGGTAGTCGAGCCGGTTCGCCATCATGCGCGCCGTCGCCACCAGCGCCGAATGCTCGGCGCGCAGATGCTTCGCGTTCCTCAGGCTCCGCTCCAACGCGTCGATGACAAACTGGTCGGGGAATTTCTCTTTTTTCTGCGCTGAAACCACGTGAATCACCCCTGAAAATCAATGAAAAACAGCGAACGGCACCTCATTTCGCGCGCGCGACCCCCGGTCAGGAAAACCTCGGGGGGAGAGGAAGATCACGGCGCGGGAGGTAGTCCGCGAAACAGCCTATTTAGGATTCGACCGCCCCTACCCCCAAGGATTCGGTGAGCGAGGCGACGATTCTCCTCACCAGATCGGGCTTGCCAATCTGACGAGCAACCACGAGGTTCGCTTTTGCCGCGCTCGCGGGCTCGGCTGCGATGGTGATGGGAAGGGTGAAGGTGCCGAGCTCGAGTCCTTCGTCGGTCACGAGGTGGATGGTCTTGGATACGGTGCCGATGCTCTTCATGTCAGTACCACTTTCTGCTCAGGGTTCCGAGGCTGATCTCGGGGTCCTTGTTGCCGCGCAGTATGTTGCAGCTGCGGTGGCTTGGCCTGAAGCCTGCGGGGTCGAACTGCAGCTCGGGTCGTTTCGATACCGGGAACTCGTGGTCGAGGTTGAAGCTGTCGTCGCTCGAGCCGGGGGACACCGAGTAGTCGATGGGAAGCCCGCACAGCCAGCAGGGCGCTTCCTTCTCCTTGCATTCGGAGAGGAAGCGCTGCTTGTCCTTCTCGAAGGCGCGGGTGTGCTTCCTCTGCGTGGGCATCAGGCGGTGGCCATCTGCCCGGAGTCCTGCAGGGCCTTGATGACGGCGGTGAGGGTGGAATTCAACGCAGCGTTGTCGGCGTCAGCGGCCGGGACTGCGACGGCGGCGGCCGGCTTCAGCGTTCCTCCTCCGATGCTGGTGGCCTTGCCATCCACGTCGACGAAGCTGATGTTTACGGCGGTCTGGTTCTCGGGCTTGTCTTCGGATACGAGCTGAGCGAACTTGGTTGTCATTTTGTTCCTTTGTCTGGGATTCCCACTCGCTTTATTCGCATAACTCTGTTATGAGAATAAGTAGGTTAAGGAAGGGAGGTGAAATGGAGAAATCAGTGAAGTGTTTCAACTGTGGTCATGAATTCATGACCGACGACGTCCGCAACGAACCATTTAAAAGATATGCAGCGGGCGGAGACGAGATAGCAAAGGATAGGGAATACGCCTACTACGAATGCCCAAAGTGCGGAACTAGCGGACAAGTCTCACTGTAACTCACCTTGTGGTGACTCCTCAAAGAGGATATTGGGGCAGAGGCTTGCGAGAGGACTACGGCTCATCGCATTTCAGCATGACTAAGACATGAGTGAGCCCCGGTGGATTGGACCGGGGTTCATGCGCTTCCTAACGGTTCTCGTGTCGGTGGAAGCTGATTCTGCTCCTGTGAGATTCCCTAATGGGGAAAACCTCACAATATCCAAGATACGGTAACAGTGGACTAATGCAAGCCGTGTCGTGGTCTGAAGCTTTCGGCCAATACCAGTAGCTCTCCAAGGTTGAATTCGTACCTGCCCTTGCTCAGCTTCGTGGTCTTGGGCAGCATTCGGCGTTGCAGCCACATGGTGATGATGTGCGCTTCCACATAGACTCCCGTTGTGCGTTTCAGCCAGCGTGACGCTTCGCTCTGGGACGCTTCCAACGTGTGGTAACTAAGCTTCTCCCTGCGCTTGGCTCTCACTGCCTCCACCTGCCAGACGGATTTGCACTGCGGGCATTGCGCTTCCTGCTGGTCTTTCACAGCATTCAACACTACCCCGCAATCCGGGTTCAAGCATTCTCCGATGATGAGCCGGTCTTGTGGTGGGGTGAGCCGTAGCTCGATCTTGCTCGCCAGTCGGCTGATGCGCTTCCTGTCCTCGACGAGACTGCGGGATTGCGTGACCTGCGGACGATGCGTGATCAGCTTCTTCACCACGCTCCTCCACTGGTGAGCCCAAAGGTTCGCATGACCAGCCACCTCCTCCAACGTCTCGGAGGCTTCCGTGAGCAGATCCAACGCAGGCAGATCCACAGGCGCGCTCGCGAATGCCGGGCTGGCATGCCCCTGTTGCCTGCCACCCACATGCTCCTCGCGCCTGCTTACGCGTTCCAACTGCGGCAGCAGCCGCCATAGTTTCTGCAAGTCGTCAACATACGTCTTCCAGCATTTCGAGCAGACGGGCTGACTCGTCGACGCACCACACAACGGGCATTTGCTCACCTGAGTTTCCTCCCCACACGCGTCCAATCAATGTTCTTTGCCGTCTTAGACGCTCTATCGTCTTGGTTCCCAGTACTTGTTAGGGCTGGTTGTTTACGTGCGTTAGAAGACGCTTCCAGTTGTTTCATCGTGGCTGTGGCTTTCTCGTGCGCCTGCTCCAAGCTCAGCCCTGCACTGACGTTCTTGCGCAGTGCTTGCAGATACCGGATGTCACCTGCCAGATCCGTGCCCTTGGTGAGCTGATACACCCGCTCGTCGGAGGGCTGGCGCTCGCTGCGAATCTTCTTCACGCCCTGATTCACATCACCCGACATCATCCACCTGCCCGAAGCATTATTCGCATAGAACACTCTGATAGCCTCCACAGCATCACCCATCGTCATATCTGCTCTGAGCTCCTCGTGAAACACCTGCACCTGCAAGTCCTCCACCTGCGCGTTGCCGTGATGAGCGTTGATCCTCGCCAGCAATAAAGCCGCTTCCGCCATGCTCAACATTTCACGCCCCCAATCCCAGAGGCCGCTTCCCCTGACTCACTCGCGCCCGCTCCTCGGGCGTCATGTACTTCAAGACCATCTGCTGATTGTGTTGAAGGTTCTGCGCCGACTTCGACTGCTGGAAGCCACCCGCCGAGAGATCCGGCCCGTCATTCCACGAATCGTTCTTCAACCATTTCGCTGGATACGGGATGTACGTGACATCACCTGTGCACACCCTCAGTAGTCCGTCGATGATGACTTGGGGCTCGGCACGTTGGATCGCCTGCTTCCATGCCGTATAGGCCTGTGGTTTTTCCTTGCGTCGGATCTCAGGATAGGAGAACCAGAACTTTTCGAAATCTTCGGAGTAGGAGCGAGACCGCGAAGTTTTTTTCGCGGGTTCTTTTTCTTTAATATCCTCTGTTCCTCTGTTCCTCTGTTCCTCTGTTCCAGTCGCTGGACTCTCGCGACTGAATCGCGAATCACTCGCGACACCCTCGCGAACGGGTTCGGTAATCGTTGCAATGACGGCGTTCTTGGAATCGTGTTTTTCGTAGCGCGGCTTGTTGGGCTTGTCGATGCGCTGATGACGAGTCCACGTGGCGATCTCCAAGAATGGCTTTCCGTCCACTTCGTAGCGGTAGATCAATCCATGCTCAAAAAGCGTCCGCAACCCTCGCGAGACCCTCGCGACAGTCTCGCGAGCATTGCCGATGAGGTCGGGAGCGAACAGGTCTCCAGCGATATCGAAATCAATGTCCTTGCCCACCCCGTTGTCATCCACATAGCTCCACAAGCCGATGAACAGCAACCGCGTCTCCCAATCCAAGGCCGCAATGTCACGGCTGCGCCAGAACTCCGGCTTGATGCTTCTTATCCTCATTGCCACTCCACCTCCTTTGAATCATTTCCAGCAACCCGACACCAACATCGCCTAGCTGTTTCGCGGTATGCTCCATGTCTTCCATGAACTCGTCCACCTCGTCGATGTCATAGCCCTCACGAAAACGGTGGACACTGAACTTCTTCTCGTGAATATCCTGGGGCGTGAGAAGCCTCATCAGAATCCCGGCTCCTCTCGTATCACGGTGTTCCGCCGAATGAACGCGATCCATTCCACGCTGCGATTCAATAATGCGGCTATCTCCTCATCACTCATCCCCTGCCGCATCAACTCCACAGCCCTCAAAGCGGCCTTACCTGAAGCGCTCATGCTGCTACCTCAATTTCTTTTAAGTAATGTCCTGAATCGTCCAAATAGACCAATCCCCTGCCATGAACCATGATGGGAGTATCAACGGGGAGAATGAGATCGCTCGTGCCCTTTACAAGCCACCCATTCTCGTAAGCCCAGGTCTGATATTTATGGATCAGACCATGACATCCAGTAACCCCGGTTCCACAAACGCAGATGAGGTTCGAAACATCATGCAAACCCGGAAACGGGTGGGATCTCATGCGCCTGTGGTGAATGCTCGCGGGCACACCCTCCAAATACCTGCCGCATCGCACACACCTCAAACCATCACGCTCTTTAACCAAGGCGACTGTCTTGCGAGAAGGATTGCTCATACCAGCACCTCCCATTTCTCGTGGACAGTGGTAAAGCGCGTTGCATCGTCGAGAACAAACTTCCATGTTTCACGATGACAACCATTTGAGAACTGCCAATCCACACGAACCCAGCCACCAATTCCCTGAACACCAACGAAAGCATTCGCCTGAGCGAACAAGTCCTCCCGAGTAGGCACATACGGGTGAAAAAACGAAAAATTCCGCGTCAGACTAAATACGTGACGCTCTGCAGGACAATCAGGCGAGCCAGCCAATAGAACCGCCCTCATCGTCACCCCATCAAAGTCATATTCAAGAGTCCACTCTTTCAACGCTGTAATCTCACGCATCATCAACCTCCTTGAATCCTCGGTAATGCAGGTCAAACCAACCGTGCAGTAAATTGTTTAAATTCACATCCAGTCCGAAGAGCGACCCACCTCTGACCACGTGCCCCTCATACCGACACCAGTAGCCTTGCAAATCCTCATACACATCAATCTGCGGAAAAATAACCTGAGCAGACCGGGGTCGAATCACAAATGAATGAGCAGAAGCGAAAATGAAACGTCTATGACACACAGCGCAATACTGAATGTCATCATTGCGGGAACACAGAGACTCAATTTCATGCCCACACCATGAGCAAAGAAGCTCAGATGGATCACTCATCACTCACCTGCTTCACTGGTTCGCTATGCTGTTTGACCCGCGTGCCGCACCATGGGCAATAGTTAAAATCGGGAATGCTGTCGGTGAACCATCCTTCTTTCATCATTGCGCCTCCGCAGATGGAGCAGTCGAACGAGTCGTTGTCTTCGGCTTCGATGGTCACGAGTTCGCCGCTATCGCTTAATCTCTCCGTGAGAATTTCAGGTTTGAAGGTCGTTAATCGAATGTCTCCGGGCATTTTCATATCCCAGTCAGTGATCGTCGAGGGTGCCGCTCCGATGCTTTCTGCCACCGAGACGCTTGACTCTCCGTTCCTGTAGCGCTGAACCGCATCAATTTTTATTGCCGTGGAATATTCTCTTCGCCTACTCATCACTCACCTGCTTCCTTAATATGGGCGTCAATGCCTTCCAATGCCATCGCGTCGAGCACCGGGCGCATCCACACGGGGTAATCGGATTCGATGTGAGCCGTATACCGGTCCTTCTCCTCAGCCCATGATTTGATCTGGAACTCGCGCCGGATTTGCTCCGTGTACGGCATGACGTTGAGATCGGAGAAGCCAAGGAAGTTATCAGCAGTGTTCTGGATGAAGAACACGCCCTTGCAGTTCTCGCGGCCCAGCGTGTCACCGTGCACGACGATGGCGTTCATCCCGCGAATCATGAGATTGAACAGCAGGAAGGGGATGGCACGGTCGGAAAGATCCTCGCACATGTAGAAGTGCTCGTGCGGCACGTAATCCCACGGAAGCTTTTTCAAACAGTCCTGCCACCACTTCACAATCGTGAGCCCGCCCGTACCAGCAGCGGGATCATAACAAGACCAACCGTTCTCACTCCCCGCTTTGGGTGAGCCAACAATCTCACTTAACAGCTTCGCGATTCCATCCGGCGTGTAATCCTGCTTGTTGACCTTACGATCCGCCTGCTCCTCCTCGAAATACTGGTGGAACTGATCGAAGGAAACGTCACTGTCGACTTCGAGAAAGTCTCGAAACACCCGCTCACGCTCACCACGATTCCAAAGAAGCTCCATGATCCTGGTAGGTGCTTTGAACTGCTCATCGATTCCAAGGATTCGATTCACGTCAACAGTCTTCATCCGTCACCACCTGCTTTCTAGCAGCAGACAACATGGCTTGCGCTGCGTGTGTGAGGTGCTGTCTGTCTTCCTCGGCCAGGTCATCGAAGTCTTGGACGATTCCAAAGTGTCGAGCTCGACGATAGAGGGCATCACTCCACAACACTCTGGCTGCTGCGTCTATTTCTTCCTTTGTCACAGGAGCGGTACGACCAGCGATGTAGCCCTCTCTCCTGAGATTGGTGCGCTCATTGCCGTGCTCAGTGAATGAGTCTTTGAACGGATACGACTCCGCCGCTTCTCTGGTTGCGATACTCATT